GTAAGAGTTAAGTAAGTTGTAGCATCATTTTTTATTAGAAATTTTAAAATTGCATATATAGTTTTATAACACGATTAAAGGAGTCAAAATGGCAGAAACACTTTCAGTAACAGATATGCTACCGAATAAATTCGAACCAAAGCGTAAGCATAGATGGATATTTGGTATAGAGGGAATTGATGCATTTATTATCAAAACAGCACAGCGTCCAACATTTACAATGGGAGAAATAAAAATCCCGTGGATAAATACCCAAAGATACATTTCTAAAAAGCTAGAGTTCCAAAAATTATCAGTTGATCTACATGATCCAATTGCGCCGTCTGGTGCACAGCAGGTTATGGAGTGGATTAGAACTCATCACGAATCTGTATCAGCAAGAAGCGGATATGCAGATTTTTATAAGCGTGATTGCCAGTTAAAAATGCTTGATCCAATAGGAACAGTAGTAGAGCTCTGGGATATAAAAGGTGCATTTATAGACAGCGCAACCTTTAGTCCACTTGACTATAACGGCGATGATCCAGCTGATATAAAATTAACACTAAGATTTGACAATTGTGTTCTTCAATTCTAGAGTTTACTATATTCAATAATAGTTCTATTTGAATTAAATACTTTGCAATGATAATGTATAATTATTATCATGGCAACTTCATTTTTATACGAATGTAAATTATGTTCTTTTTCAATAAAACATTTTAACTTATTTGAAAATCATCTTTTAACATTACATAATCTAAATCCAGAACAAGCGTATACTGATTTTGTCTTACACGGTATTGAAAAGTTTTGTGAATGTGGCTGTAAACAAAAAACACTATTAAACTGGAAATCTGGTTACTCAAAATTCGTAAAAGGTCATAATGCAAGAGCAAATCGCAAAAGAAAATAATGTTTCACGAATCTGGGGATGCTCAAATTTAGTTTTTGCAATTAATTGAATCTATCATTAACATTCTTAAAATATCCTTTACAATTCATAAAGGATTAGCAAATGCCAAGTAAGCAAGATGTTTCACAAGTAAAACAACTAGATCAACAACTCCCACAGACAAGCTTAAGTCAAGATTATTTTGGATGGACAGTTCCTGTTGAGCAAATTCCATTACCGTCTGCAGGAATTCTTTATCCAAAAGAAAATCCACTTCATAATAAAGAATCGCTTCAAATAAAAGCAATGACTGCACAAGAAGAAGATATTATTATGAGTCGTGCTTTCCTCAAAGAAGGTACAATTATTACTCACTTAATTAAAAGCTGCTTGATTGATAAAAGTGTTGATCCAAATGATCTACTTTTAGGTGATAGAAATTCATTGCTTGTTGCAATTAGAATAACAGGATATGGATCTAAGTACATAGTTGATGTAACATGTCCAGAATGCTCTTCTATGAATGAGCAAGCATTTGATCTATCTGATCTTGAAATTCAACGTCTTAAAATTGCGCCCATATCACATGGTAAAAATGAATTTGAATTTAAATTACCGGTAACAAAAAAGAATGTCACATTTAAATTTTCTACTGTTGGAAGTGAACATGAAAATGCCACCACTATAGAGCGTAAGAGAAAATTAATGCCAGATATGAAAGTTGAAGGTTTAATTACATCACTGCTTGAAAATCAAATTATATCAATTGAGGGTTTGCGTGATAGAAATAAAATATCAGGATTTATTCGTTCAATGCCGGCAGGTGACAGTAGAGCACTTAGATTGTACATTAACAAAAATGAACCAGGAATTGATATGAATGTCAATATGACATGTCAATCATGTTCCGCACAATCTAAAATAGGACTACCGCTGGGTGCGGCCTTCTTTTGGCCTAAGTGAAAAAAATAGAGTTGATATTTTAGAGCAATTTTACTTTTTAATGAGTAAATTAAAAATCTCTTATGAAGAGCTACGTAGAATGCCACTATCTTATAGACGCTGGTTTGTTGATAGAATAATAAAAGATCTAAGCGTAAAAGAAGTTATTGATCCAAATTTTGGTATTGATACTGATATTCCACTGTCTTCTATGCACAAGAATAGATAGTGATATGGTGATAGCAAATGGCTAAAAAAGCAGAAGAAGAGTCCACAGTAGCTTTTGAAGGATTTTTTAGCACTCTTAAACTTATAACTGATGATTTCCAAACAGAAATCGTAGCTGCTGGTATAAGAGGCGCTGTTCAAATAGCTAATACTGTCAAAGAATACGCAGCCTTATCCATAGCTTCATTAAACGTTTCAAAACAAATAACAGGAATAACTGAAGCTGCACTTTTTGCAAAAAGCATGCAAGATATGGTTCACGATAGGCAGAGAGAAATTATAGATAAGTCGTTTGAAGAAACTAGAAAACTTGGCGACATACAGCTTAATTTTGCCGAAGGGCGTCAAATGTCAGCTGCAATGATGTATACAAGCTATGCTGATCTAAGCAAAAACTTTGTAGATGTTATGAAAGCTGATGCTGGCTTGGTAACACGTGGAACTGATGCCATGACATCAGAAATGATGGTTAATTTCAACCAAGCTGCAAATGCATTTTCTCTAAGTCAAATAACATTAACAGAAGTCACTAGAAGAGAATTATCTAAGACGGGAAAGATAACAGGTGACATGCTGTTAGATTTGCAAGCAACAATGCTAGCAACGTCAGCAGCGTCTGGCGAATCAATGGAAAAGATTTCGTCAGATGTACAATTGATGTTAAATGATTTTACGAAGTTTGGCATGATGACAATGAATCAAATGGGTTCAATGTCAGCTGCTGTTGGTCAAATGGGCATAAGCATGGGCGATGTAGGCATGCTAGTATCAAAGTTTCAAAGTTTTGATAGTGCAACATCTGCTATGTCAAACTTGGCAGCTGCTACAGGTGTAACACTTGATACTATGGAGCTTTTTAAACTTGCTAACACAGATCCGGAGGGATTTGCAAGATCATTAAAGCAACAACTGTCTGATCAGGGCCTTGTTTATGAAGAAATGAATTTCATACAAAAGAAACTTACATCACAGGCACTTGGAATTGATCCACAAAAACTTGAAGCCCTTCTAAATGATCAGTTATCTGCAGCTGATAGTATTGCAGGAACAATAAGCGAAAAAGCTGCGGGTTATGGCAAAGACGAAGTAAAAAGTGCAACTGATAAATTAGTAGATTACTCTAAGGTATTTAATAGAACTGCTGAGCAAGCTGATGCTGCAGCAAGAAGTATGGCACAAATGAAAACTGCAACACTTGAGTCAGCCTCAGCTGTAAATAATCTTAGCAGAATATTAGTTGCAACAACTGAAGAACTTACTAAGAGTCTGACTTTTGCAGAGCGGAAGAAGCAAGCCGCGAAGTTCACTGCTGCCATTCAGGGAGAAGTCGCAAAGGAAGACAATACGCGTGCGATGGTGAAGTCACCAGTCGCACCGCAGCCTCCAGCATCAGGTCAAACTGTGCCGCCGCCGAAGACTTCTGATGCCCCTGCTCCCGCCGCACCGCCAGCAGTAGTGACACCAGAATCGCCGCCGGCAGCACCAGCAACTCAAGCACAAACAGTCGATCAATCGACGCAGGCCGCGTTAGCTGCTGCTCATGCATTACTCGCAAGAGAAAAATCGTTTGATACAGCTGGCAGTGGAATTGGTGCAAATCTTAAGCGCTTAAAGGTGGAATCAGCTGAATATGGAAGGAGTCAAGAAGACTTTACAAAACTTGCAGAAGATATGACAGGAAAATCAGTATCACAAGCAACGCTTGAAGCATTTTATAAAGACGGTTTAATTGATGCTGTAAAAAATGATTATTTAACAGAAGAAATCGAAAATGCTGCGACAGGAACTGCAGAGAAAGCAGATGAAGCTACAAAAAAGAGTGATGGTAAAGCGACTAAGGACGGAGGATCACAAGCGTCAAATAAAGAATATCCTCCTGCACCAATAAATATTAATTTAAACTTTACAGGAAATCTTAGTTCACTTGCATCTGCACTAGTAGCAACAAATATAACACTGCCCGGCGTGTCACAACCGGTACACATTTCGACTACAGCTGTCTAATCAATAAAAAATTTACTAAAGAATAAACAATAATGAAAGATGAAGACACATTCTTAAAAGATTTAATTGCGTCACTTTGTGCTGCAGAATCTGGTTTTAATTCTGCAATGTTAGATGAAGATTTTCTTAAACAGATGGATACACTTT